TGATAACTTCAGACCAGATATAAAAGACGAAACGGTTACTGAATCGTACACGGTGAAAGCTGGTGACACAATTTTAAAAATTGCCGGTGAGAAGGGTATTTCTGAAGAAGATCTAATAAGTACAAACAAAATAAAAGATCCAAATAAGATAGATGTAGGGCAAACTTTGCAGGTGCCAGTAAAAGTTAAAGCAGCCACTCTTAGAGCAATAGCATATAAAAGGCTTTCGAGAGAAGGGCAGCTTGACTACGCTCCTGAATGGTTGTTAGAGGCAGCAGAAGGTAATACGCGAGCGTTAGATCTTACTCCAGAAAGACAAAAAATTCTTTTTGAAGGAGATATGTTTGAAAGAAAGGGAAGCGATAAATTGGTAAAAAAGATGCTTAAAGGTGATGAAGCTGCCCTCACGAAATACTATAATACAAAGCATCATACCAAGCCTGAAGGACAGCCGAACACTACAGAAAATTGGGAGAGATCACTACAGGAGGTAAAGGACCGTATGTCTCGTCTTCTTGATGAACCGAGTAAAGACGTTGATAGACAAGCTAAAACAGAAGGCGGAAAAATCTATAACGCCCTTCGTAATAGTAACTCTCCTATTGAACCTCCGATAAGCGGTACAATTTTAAAGTCTTTATCTAATAATCGTGAAAGGCTTGTCGTAGGTTCTCTTTTAAAGCTTATAGCTAAAGGGGCTAAACGTAGCGCATCACGTACTAAAATTAAACCGTCCAAAACTACAAACAACTGGGGGCAATTAAACATTACTTCAAAAGATGTTGATGAGTTTCAAACTTTTAGAAAAGAAATAAAAGATCCTGAAATAGAAAAAGGAAGATTAAAGCAAGAAGAGATTTCAGAGTCGGCAGCAAGGGGTTTAACTGATGAAACAATTCCAATGGAAAAACGAATAGAAGAGTTTGAGAAATCTACTCCGGTACGAGAACATACTCCAGAAGAAATTGATATAATAACAGATAACTTACCGACTGATAGAGAAGTCGCTATGTCTGTGGGTAAAAAGTCTAATAAAGAAGGCGTAAAAATACTCGGCTTTAATGATACGTTAAAAACAGGGGATGAAATTGAATTTAGATTAGATATACCTGCTTATCGAAATTATAATATTTGGACATTAACTGCCCATAAACCAGTGGCGGGTAAAACTGTAGGTAAAGTGGTTGGGTTTGGTAAAACAGGACATTTAAAAAATGTATCTTTTAAAGCAGATTATCGTGAATCAACTTATGAAATTGCAAGAGGAGAATCAGATAAATTTCCAATGGCTACTATGAAGGGCAAGTGGGTTAAGCATAATCCAGAGGACTTGGCACAGCGCCTAAAGGAAGTAAAAAAAGATCCTGAGTGGACAGAGATTGGATTCAATCCTAAAAAATCTTCTCAGTTTTATGATAAAAAGAATAAAAAAGTTGTGGACTCTGCCGATGAAATTATACAAGTAGGCCCAGTAGTTTATGCAAAAAATGTTAAACTTTTAGATATTACTCCGGTATTCTTTAAGGAAGGTAAGTCTATTCCCTTTATAGAGGGCGGCAAAGTAAGTAAGGAGGGGGCTATTCTAGCTACGCTGAGTAGAATTCAAAATTTTAATACTGTTAAAGGAGGCGCAAATGAGTTTAATATTTAATAGTTCAGCCGCTAAAAAGGTACGGGAAATTATGGAGGAAGACTCTAATATACCGGACGATATAAGCTTGCGTGTTTCCATACGGGGTGGTGGGTGCTCTGGCTTTCAGTACGGCTTTACATTTGATGGTAAGCAGGATGGTGATGAAGCTGTGGTGACGGACGGCGTGACGCTTTTGGTAGACCCAACGAGCTTACAGTATCTAGACGGTGCAGAAATTAATTATTCGGCTGACCATTTCGCATCTCAATTTACTATTACTAATCCTAACGCTCAAACAACCTGTGGCTGTGGAAGCTCGTTCGCAGTTTAAGATGGATAACTACACTCATCCAATTAAAGGGCTTCATCACAACGTCTATGCTTGCCGCGACTCAGAAGAAACTCGTAAGTTCTACGAAGATATATTAGGTCTACGACTTGCTACAGCGTTTGAACTAACTGCTACGAAAACAGGCAGATCAGTAAAGGCTCTGCATAGCTTCTACGAAATGCACGACCACTCCTTTCTTGCCTTCTTTGAAGTCCCAGGCGAACACAGTGAAGAGATGTTTGAGAACAAGTCAGATTTTGATTTGCATATTGCACTAGAGGTTGAAGGAATGGATACACTTCTGGAGTTCCTAGAGAAAGGTAAGAAGGCAGGTATTAATATGAGGGGTCCGAGCGACCATGGGTTCTGTCATTCTATATATTTTCGTGACCCAAACGGGTACGTTATTGAGCTGACAACCAAAGACGAGAAGTACGATGAATGGATGGACCAAAGTTTGAGTCAGGCTCACGGGATTCTAAAAAATTGGCAGGAGAATCGATGGGCGCTTGTGAAATCACTTAAACATGTCATTTAAATATTTCACAGGATATGGAGTTACTAATGCTTTTGTATACTGAAAAACAACTCCAGATTTTGTATGGGATTTATGCGAAACACCAGAATAGGACTGGATTAGGCTTTATGAAATTAGAAGATTTTAGAAAGTTTTTCGAGGAACAACAATCTTTTATATTAGGTACTATTGAAATTAACGAGGTAACAGAAGATGCTTTTTAGCGCAATTTTAGGTCCACTAGGCTCCATCGCTTCAAGCTGGCTTGAGGGCCGTAACGAAAAGATAAAAGCTAATACAAGAGTTAAAATAGCTATGGCAGAGGCTGAAGCTACTGTTATGCAGAAGAAGGCTACTGGTGAGATTGATTGGGATGTTGCTCAAGCAAAGGCTAGTGAAACCTCATGGAAAGATGAGTGGCTTACGGTAGTGTTCACGCTTCCATTAATTCTATTGCTGTTTGGAGAGGAGGAACGAGTTAATAATTTTTTCCTCGCGCTGAGTAATTGTCCTGAGTGGTATCAGTATTTACTAGGAACAATAGTGGCCGCTAGTTTTGGATTTCGTGGTGCTGCAAGGTTCATGGGTAAAAAATGAAAGACTTCCCCATTGTAGAAGTTCATTGGGGAGATGCTTGGGTTGATACAAAAGACTGTACGCTTGACGAAGCTAAAACGTTTTCTCCGGTCTTACGCAAAACAATAGGGTATCTAATTAACACAACAGACGAATGTATTATACTCGCTACAGACCTTTACAAAGAAAGTAACTCCCCTGAAATTGAAAAGAACACTATCAATACTCCAATGGTAATACCTTTAGGAATGGTGATAGAGTGGTATGAAATTTCTTTTTAAATTACTACTAATCCTCTGCGCTTTATTGATAGGAGTTTTTCAAAATGATAAAGACTAAAAAGAAAGAACCGCGTTTAGGCAGGGCTGGCGTTGCTAGGTTCAATAAGCCTATAAACGAGTAGCGTTATGGATAGCGCCGTAGTATTTATCAATGAAGTAGGATTCCCCATCGCGGCTGCACTAGGGCTGGGTTGGTTTATTTGGAAGTTGATTAACCGTATCATTGATGGGCTAGAAACCAAGGTAGATACATTAGACGATAAACTATTGGAAGCTATCAGTCACTTGGAAGAGCGGTTAGGCGGGAAACTAGATGGACAGCAGAGTATATTAATTTCGCTTATAGACCGAGTACGAAGTCTAGATAATCAGACGATACGACAAGATGTTTTGTTGAAGACCTTGATTGGCAAAACTGAGCTAATTGATATAGAACTTATTACCAAGGCAGATAGAAAAAAATGATAGGTAAGAGATTATTGTGTTGAATTAAAAAGTAAGTATTTAATTTTAAAATTAGCACACCCCTAGTGTAAAGCGCTTAGTTCTTTCTCTAAATGGTTATGTAAGCTAGATAACCTAACCCCTGCTTCCTTAAGTATCTTCCTGATAAAAGGAGCATCATGTTTATCAAACACAGTAGAAATTTGTTCTATTGGAAGCTGCTTAAATTCGGTCATCAAGGTACCTTTCCGGTCGATGAAAACTTTAAATGAAATTATATTTCCTTCTTTTTCTGTCATGCGAAGTCTACCTTTTCTAAGTTACCTCTTAACCCGGCCTTCATGTAAGAAGTTGAACGCCCTTCAAAAAAGTTTTGGTGTTCTACGCCTAGTACATCGTCCAACCAGTCCAAGGGATTATTTTTTACACCGTAGTTAGGTTTTAGTCCTAACTGTAGAAGTCTACGGTCAGCTATATATTGAATGTAGACCAACATTTCTTTTTTAGAAAGCCCTTGTATGTCACCTTGAGCAAAGACTAAATCTAAAAACTTAGCCTCTAAATCTACCATTTCTCGACACGCCTGATATATTTCTTTCTTGAAATCATCATTCCATATCTCTATGTTTTCTTGTATAAACTCTCTGAAAAGCTTTGTCATTGCTTCAACGTGTAGGGACTCATCCCGAATACTGTAAGTAATTATCTGTCCCATCCCCATCATCTTTCCAAATCTAGAAAAGTTCAAAAGTATTATAAAGCTACTAAATAACTGAAGCCCTTCGGTGAATCCGCTGTAAACAGCAAGAGCTTTCGCAATACTTTTCTTATCCTTAGCGGTTACTCTAATCGTATTGATGTATTCGTGTTTAGCGGCCATTGCTTCGTACTCGGAGAAAGCTTTATACTCAGTTTCAGGCATCCCTACTGTGTCTAACAATAAACTATAGGCGTGTTGATGTATGGACTCCATGTTAGCAAAGCTACACATCATCATACGAGCTTCTGGCTTCTTGAATATCCTCATGTAGCGGTCTACATACCCCGCGCCTACGTCTACGTCTGACTGCGTGAACAACCTAAATATTTGAGTCAGTAAGTTCTTCTCAGACTCACCTAAGTCCTGCCAATCTTTAACGTCATTATGCAGTGGTACGTCTTCTGGAAACCAGTGCATTTGGTTCTGCTGTACATAATAATCAAACATCCAAGGATGGTCGAAAGGCTTATAGTAATCTCTAGTACCTAGTAAACTCATTCTATCCCCTTTAACATATCTTCTACAACAGCAAGTTTTTCTTTGGCGGCAGCAATTTCATTTACTAAGCCATCCATAGATGCAATAATATTAGGATGCTCCGCAACGCCTACACCATTAATCATATAATTTCGTAGGTTTACCCTAGAAACTGCGAGCGCTGCTTCATAATTTAATTTTAAAGCTTTTAAATATTCCATAATATTAGTGCCTCTCAGGTTACTTCAAGAAAAGGGAACACCAGTGTCTGGTGTATACGATAAAGAAAATATATAACAAAAGCTAACTCAACAGCTAGTATTGTATGATACCATATCCATCGCACTTTGTACATTCGTAATTCTAATTGTCTATCTTTTTGCATTACCTTATAGCCCTCTATAATTTCTTTAATTTTTTCTTTAACCTTCACAGCTTAAACATTCCCCCTCACCCAAATTAATTCTTGGGATTTTTATATTTACGTTCTCCGTTGTTCTTGCGGCGTTGGACCTTAGGTAATACATAGACTTTAAGTTTTTGACTCCTGCCCAATGTACACTATTAACGTACTTTAAGTATTCGTCGTGTATGTCTTGGGGAGCTGTAGCCGGAGGAAAGTTAAAGAACACATTAACACTCTGACTTTGACAAACATATTGCTGCCTGTGATGCGCGTGTTCTATAACCCATATTTGATTTATTTCTGGAGCAGTTTTAAACACTTCCTTTTCTTCGTCGTTCAGAAAATCTAAATGTTGTACAGACCCGTCGTTTGCTGAAATATCCTTCCAAATTTTATCAGTATTCTTATCCTTCTTTTCTAGCAGTGCCTCTAAATATTTATTACGAACCTTGTAAGAACCCGATAGAGTTTTGTGCGTATATGCGTTAGCCCTTGATGGCTCAATACTAGGACTCGTTCCACCACATATAATACTAGAACTAGCATTAGGGGCAACAGCAAGAAGATGAGCGTTCCGCCTACCACTCCCAACCATATCAGGTGCTTCACCTCGTTCTGCGCCCAACTTAAGACTGGCCTCTTCAGATTTTCTTTTGAGTAATCCAAAGGATTTATGATTAAAGGAACTGGCATACATACCCTCGAAAGGTATACTATGAGATTGCAGATAACTATGAAAACCCATTGCGCCAAGGCCGATTGAGCGTTCTCTATATGCTGAATAAGCTGCTTTTCTATATCCGTTTTTGTTTTCCTTTATATAATTTTTAAACCGTTCTGGTCCCGCTCTGTACGAACCCAACTCGTCTGTGTTTGCCACGCCATCAATAAAACTCTGTAATACATTATCTAACATTGTAACCAAATCTTCAATGAAGAGTTCGTCTTTATACCACTCGTCAAACTTCTCTAGGTTTACGCTTGATAGGCAGCATACGGCTGTTCTGTCTTCGTTTGTAGGGAGTGTTATTTCACTGCATAGGTTGCTTTGTTTTATTTCTAATCCCAACTCCTTCTGTTCCTTGGGTAGCGCAGCGTTACAGTTGTCTATATTAATAATGTAAGGCTCGCCCGTTTCGGCTCTAGTGTGTATAAGCTGCCACCACAAATCTCTAGCACTAATACTTTTAACGGCCTCCTTAGTTTTTGGGTCTATTAATCTCCAATCTTCATCGGCGCTTACCGCATCTAAAAACTCGTTGGTTATGTTGACTGCGTTATGAAGATTTAAACACTTACGATTTAAGTCACCACCCGTAGTTTTCCGCATGGCAACGAACTCTTCAACTTCTGGGTGGTTTATATTCATGTAAGCTGCGTAGCTTCCCCTTCTGGTAACCCCTTGGTTGAAGGCTAACATTTGAGAATCTACTACGTGCATGAAAGGGATAGAACCAGTAGATTTACTACCGTTAGAAGTGCCAGTACCGTTACTCCTAACATCACCCCAATACCCACCGATACCTCCACCTGCGCTTGCAAGCCAAATATTTTCATCATAGTGGTCAGATAAACCAACCCTTGAATCAGGCACATAATTAAGAAAACAACTAATGGGAAGACCGCGAGAGGTTCCCCCGTTAGAAAGTATAGGGGTGCTAAACATAAACCAGCAAGAACTTGAGTAATTATAAAGTCTTTGTGCAAGAATGTAGTCAGTAACCCCTTTGTATGTAGCGCCAAAGACCGAAGCCCTAGCAAAAGCTTGTTGAGCATGTTCTTCTTTCTCCCAAAAATATCTATCTTTTAATGTGTCTTTTGAAAATTGACTTAAACTACTCTCCATGTTTAGGTCTATTTGTATCCCTAGATACTCCTGTGTTTCTAATGTCATATTTATCTTCCCTTTTTTCTTTGTCGAATTTTTTCGATTTCTGTCTGTTGCGAGACTTCTTATTTTTATTAAACTTAGCGGTTCGTTCCGCTTTATGTTCCATGTCCATCAGCTTTCTCCAACGTTAGCTCATTTGTATAAAAAGTTACGTGTCGAGAAATGGTAGATTTAATAGTCTTTCTTCATACCATTGCGCCTTTAATAAATCCGATAGTGGTTTTTGTTTATAGCGGAAACGCCAACGATATTTTAAACTATTACCACGTAAGTACCCAATATATTCTTCGGGGGTTAGCATGGCTTCTATAGCTTCTATACATTCTACCTTTCCTTTATTATAATGTTGTGGACTATTAACTTCCTCATCTTTTAATTGATTATGTTCTTTACTAAATTTTAAGTCGTTTGACGTTATAGCGTTTAACTTTTTTACTTTTTTATTTTGCATATGTCTCTGCCTCCGCATCTGAATCATGTTGTCGGCGTTTAAAGTCTTCTGTTTTGCGGAGCTTCACGTTTACCCACTCATCTGGTAGGCTAGACTCAGTATACCATCTAAACTTATTAGCTGTGGCCCATTCACCATGAGTTCTTTTTGTTCC